TGTTTGAATTTCTATAAAGATAATCGTATCTGGTAGCAGGCGGAGCCATAAACCTTTTAAAGGCAACAGTAGAGTTCTGTGCTGGATTAGTATTTTCATCTTCTGATGAAAAATCAATAGCTTGTCCCGGTCTAAGTATCGCTGTAGTGCAGTGGTATAAAACTGTTGAACAAACAGGATAATTAGAATCTGAGAGGTTGACACTAAATTGTGCGCCCTTCCATCTTTTCGGGAACCATGACGTACAACTTTGTCTTACAAAATTTCCAAAAGTAGTAGGGAAAGTAGCATCACATGTTGAATCGCCAATAATATTTAGGTGTACTAGCCTGTCTTTGTTATCGTAAAGAGGAACAAGAATACTTTCATTGCCGTATACGTAATCATTATTTTGTTTAGTTATGTTGTGGTTGTTGTTTACCTCAACGTAACCTGCAATTGTAATGGTTACTTTAGATCCAAAGTCTCTGTCATTTTGAGTACTATTAGTACCTGTTATTTTAAATCTTAAGTACTGGGCTCTTACGTCAGGAAACTCATAGTATCCTGATGCAGTTAAAGCTGTTCCTTGGTTTACCCAGTTATCACCGTCAACAGATATCTGTGCTTGAACAGACAGTGTGTCACTGACTCCAGGAATAAAGATTGAAATGAATGCAGAAGTAGGTACATGCTCGGATACCATTTTAATGGTGTCTGAAAACACATCAGCATTTGTGAATGCGTCATCAGTTTGAGCAACGATAGTATGTGTTGTCCATGGCATCAGACTTCTCTCACCCCACTGTTTTCTTGGTCTTCAATCCACCAAGCCATTTTAATTAATGTTGTGCATGTTTCTCCCCCTTGCAAAGTTCCACTGGGAGTAACAGTTACTTTAAGAAACTTAGATC